GCTCGGTGGAAACTCTAGGTGTCCATTCTTTTCCGTCTTCCAAATTTCATTTGTGATTGCGTAATATATCTTCCTTCAATCCTGCGTATTATTTCTTGATGTTGTGCAAGAGAGAAGTTAGGAAGACGAACGGGTGAGGTAGAAACCAGAGTGGTTTTCGGCTTTTTCACGTGCGACTCGAGGGCCGCGATCATTGAGGGGTGTTCACCCTTCGTGATCAAGTCGACGGAGCAGTATCCAACTGCGTCCTCACCTAATAACCATCGTCGTTCGGCCTCGAATGCCTCGGCAAGACAGGATAGTACGTACTCCTTGTCATTGCGCTTAGGTCTTCGAATCAAACTACGCCAACTTCGCTCGATCTTAACTACTCTTATTTTTTTATCCTCCCTTTTCTGCTTCGGTTTCATTTTAAGATCTTTGCGGGCGAAGAAATCATCAGTCTCGAGCGATCTCTTAAAGACGACGCCGTCCCTAATTTGATTAACTCTCTCTTCAATGATGTTTCGTTCTTCGCACATAGTTAAGTCGTAGCCGACTGGTTTTTCGGTGACACCAAAAAAGTTGTCAACTTCGTCATAGGAATCTAATGGCCTCTTGAACAGAGCCTTCCTAATCTTTCTGTCTTTCCTACACGCCGCTTGATAAGGATACGGAAGTTTATATAAAAACTTATCCTTCTGTTTTGCAATAAGCGACGCGTTGGCACGACATACTCGGACGAAGCCACGGATTGTTGTCGTTGACTCTAACGCCATACCGAGATAATCTTCTGTCATCTTCTCGGGATATAACGACTTGGCGTTAGTTTTCTTTTCCTTCTTCTCATGGGTGAATAGAGTCGAATTGACTTCAGCCAAAGCTTGTGACTGCAGGCATTTTTCTTTGTTCGTTTCCATTCCCACTTGCCCTCCGTTGTATATAATACGATCCCGGAGGTTGGTTTTCTTGTCTGGTTCCCTGAGAAGTAGATCGTCACCGTTTATGAGAGAACGGTGCGCGGTCCATTGGGAGAAAGTTATCGAACCTTCTTCCAAAAGGTCAGTCAACGATAAGTCAACAATTGTTTTGTTTGTAAGGCAGAGTAAGGGGAAGCTCATAAAACTACCCATGGGCTGGCCTCGCGGGAAATCCGACCTGTGACGGTCAAATTCATCTTCATTAGAGTCCCAATATGTACTAATGTCGTACTCGTCTTGGCGTTTATCGCGACTATTTAATTTCAGATTCCCTAGGACCCGGAGGCACCTTTTCTCGTCATCTGACATTCCGTCAGATTTCTCGATCAGGATCTCGATGCCGGCCCGAACATATTCCGCCTTAATGTTATCAGTTGCCCCTACGTAGTCAAAGCTCAAATAGTCACCAGTCCCGTTAAGGCCTGAGACATGCTCATTCGTAGGGTCGCCAACTAATAACCAACTACGGCGCTGAAGGTAATGATAAAGGGAACGATGGAGAGGATAGAGCACCTGAGAGTTATAGGATGAATAACAAGTTACAACACGAGGCTTCCCCGAAGAGAAGACAAGAGTGTGATGACAACTTTCATCAAATTCCTCTCTATGCCAATTCCCACCAGTAGTCCGAGAATGCTCACGAGTAGCATGCCCATTAGGGACGTATGGGTATTTCTTTTTGTTCCATCCCTGAGGTACGTTTCCGCTAAAAAGCTTACGATACCTTGCGAGATGGTCCTCGTCCACATCGACCTCTTTTTTCATTTTTCTCATCCATTCGATTCTTTTCACATCGAATCTGGGTTCACAGTTATCGCAACAGGATTTTTCAACCTTTTGAGAGGTTTTTATTGACAGTTCCTGAAGCACACTAAGCTTCTCGTCGTAACACATTCGGACGGCGGACCTAAGTCCACCGCAGATAACCGTTTCCGGTATATTTCCTATGTCACCGCTTAATCCCAGTTCTAAGTTAAAGAACGAAACCAACGCCACGGCCTGACCGTGCAATTTCTTTCTCTTTGTGCACTGATCTTCCTCCCCCTGATCCAGGACAGAGAACCTGTTGTTATTACGGTTTTCGGTGACCGGCGGCTCTGCCTTTTGAATAATGGCATCTAGCTTATCACCCGAAGGTGACGAGAGGACGGAATCACGTCTTTCAACTCTCTTTTTTATCGCGTAGTTTTGTCGTCTGTTTTCTCGTCTTTTCTGTTTTGTGCCGATGACGGTGCGGCAAGGAAAGGGGGTGGGCGCTTTGATTTTTGGTAGCTTACATCGACTAGTACAGCCGTCGCTGATGGCGATAACTACTCCGTCGGAAACTACGCAATAACGGCACCCCCCCGACGATGCGGCACTTTGTACCCCAGAGGTCTTATCCGCCCCCGACCCGAAGGCCTCGGCCGAAGCCTGCTTATTTAAATGGCTAAGCAATACCAAGGGTCGCCATTTACCATCATCTTGCCATTCTCTTTCTTTCCTTTGTAATTCGCTGTTATCTAATTTTGTGGCCATGGTGTTAGATTTGAAGAAAGAGGTTGGAGGGTTACAGAACCTGTCCCCTGCCAGACAGGAGTTATTAGTCCCCTAGGGAACTAACCCGACGCCTCTACGACGCCAGTTCACATGCCGAGGAGCAATACCCCGAAGGGACCTCTTGTCCGTATCGTGGACCAAACGGCATTCAATTCGTAATTTATAGACTACCGCCATCGCTGACTGTCTAGCTTTTGTTTTCTTCCGTCATAATGTTAATTCAGGAAGCCGACCTAGTCGGACGAGTACGGGTCTTGCCCACTCTCGGAGGGATTCTTGCTACCTAAGTAGACTTACAGGCATTCCAACCCGAGCCGAAGCTCTCCCAATTTTGAAGATTTGGTAAACTTTAGGAGCTTTCTTAACGGCGTGAGCTCCGAAATCCCGTTCCCCACCGCCGTATCTAATCCAGTCGAGACCAGACTATAAACGGACGGATACCCTCCGAAGATCCTAGGATCCCCAGGGTTGCTGGTCGCAAAAG